CAATGTTAGTACAATCCATAATCCAACTGTATACAGAGTCAAACCAACATAGGCATTCTTAGACATTTTTTTATATTGACCTTTATCTAAGGCTAGCTGTATGATCACTAGCACGACTAATATGAGAAGAATTATTTTTTTAGTCAAGATCGATGCAATCGTTGTGTCAGGGAAGAAATCATTTACAAATAATAATGTGAAAAATACTAGAATAAAGAAATTTAAGATCGTCGAGAGCTTCATGCTATATCTCCTTAGTTGCCAGAATCCTTTCTATTGTAACATGGTTCTATTAGATGGGAATGAATTTATGTTATATGGAAGAGAATTTTATGTATAAGGTATGAAAAAAATTATTTTTTATTGAATAAATCATTGTATCTTTTAAGCATTGTGGCAAATTGCTCGCGCGTTAAGAAATTTTGAGGATTGGAGCCATCTGTTATACCTTTATTTTTTAACCACTCCCAAGCAGAATGATGTATTATAGCGGGTTTCCGAGTTGGATTAATAGCCTGTTTCGTTTTTAAGGCTTCCTCCAGTTCGTTAATTTTAGTAAGTAACTCTGTATATTGTGACATCGTCAGCTCTCCTTTGTTATTAATAATAGTATTAGCTTCGTTTGCTAGAGAAATATATGTCATAGGATCAATTGCATTTGGCTGACCTATTGCCCATTTTCCGTTATGTATTTCAAAATGTAGATGGATACCGAATGCTCTACCGCTGTTCCCCATAATGCCAATTTGTTGGCCTTGCTTCACAGTTTGACCAACTCGAACACAATAAGAGTCTAAATGTGCATAATTTGTTTCATAGGCTTTACCATTAACGATATGTTTAACCATCACTACTTTTCCATAGCTACTTAACACCTGGGCACGACTAATTATCCCAGCAGCACTAGCATAAATGGGAACTTTTCCTGTTGAAGCAAGATCGATGCCTTGATGCCACTCGTTGCCATATCCGATATTTCTCCATCCAAATTTACTCGTTAACCTTGCATTTTTAACCGGACAAATAAAATCTAGCATTATAGATCATCTCGTTTCGGTTTTATATATCTTAAAGCCCGTGATGAATCACTTAGGCTAGCGGTAGTGGGATCTAAAACGGCATTATATGTACTTACAGCCATTAAGGCGATTACATATGGATTTGAAGCGGCATTGACAAGTAAGGTCCTTACACTAGACCAGGTGGTTAAATCGGCTCCTGTAATCCCATAGTAGGCAAATAGGGGGGTAATAATAGATAATCCGACTGTAATCCAAAACTGAGGATTATTTATACGTACTTTCCAATTGATTTTCATAAATATCCATTCCTTTCTTACAAGCCTAATATTTTCAAAATTAGAGCTCCAATTATCACAGTGGGGATGAGAATCCACCAGTGTAGATATTGTTTGATCATGTCGCTAATTGATAGATTGTCTTTAGCAGTTTCCTGTTTCAAATCATCTTCAATGCTGTCAACACGCTTTCCAATATCTTTAACATCCTCTTGCAATTCAACTTGAGACATATTTAATTTTGTTAAATTCATATTGATGTTGTTAAAAGTCTTATCCATTCTATTTAATTGTATTTGCTGATGTTTATTCATTTCTTGCTGTTGTTCAGATACTAATGTTAAGCGATATAATAACTCATGATTACCTTCTAATTTTGAAATTCGGTTTTCCTGATTCTTAATTTCAACTTCTGCACTAGCTAATCTTTCACCAAATTTTTCATTTTGCACGTAATCACCAACTTTTGTAAAATAGAAAAGGATAGATGTAGTTATCCATCTATCCTTTAAAAATATAGACTGAGTACCCTCAGTCATTTAATAGTTCTATCTCTTCAAAAATTTCACAAAATCGATCATAGAGAACAGCCTTATTTCCCGTAAATTCTAAATCACAGTTTAAAATGATACTTTGTAAAATTGTAAGCATTTCAATTTTATCTGCCGTTTCTTCCATAATAAAATCCTCATTCATCATTAACATAATTTGCATTTGTGCTTCTTTTTCAGCTTCTTCACATTGAAATAGTACAATCTCTTCTTCTTTGTTATGTATTTCTTTCGTTTCAGTAACGATTTCCCCGTTCTCATCTTTTAAAGCGTAATCGTTAATAAGTTGTTGCCTTTCTACCTTTAAGAGCTCTATTTGATCTTCCAGTAATTTAATAAACCTAGTGCGCATTCTAGATTCTTTGCCCTTAAGAATTAGATTGAAAAGGAATGATTGTAATTCTCCAATTTCATAGTTTTTTATTATCATAGTTAATATTCTCCATTTCTTTTACAGTATAAATGCGTAGCCTGATACTGAACCATTAACAGTAATGATTGTTATTTTATTATTTACCATTAGGATACGAGGCTCAATAATAGTCGGAACTTCCTGATCAGCCCATGTTGGAATGGTAATCTCTGATTGAACGAATCTTCTGTTCACTGAAATTTCAGTATAAACTTGAGATACCTTTTTAATATCAATTACAGTATCGACTTGGCTAACAGCTTTTACGGTAAGTTCACTAAAAATATCTTGAACGAATTTAATGAATATTTCGGTATATTTTTCTGATTTTTCATAAAGTTGTACGGCAATAGATACTCCGATAGAAGGCTTAGAAACAATGATTTCAGTGAAAACATCTGACTTTATATTAGGCTCAATTTCTACCAAAATGTCATTTCTATGTTTAATCTCAATTTCTGTTTCAATTTTTGGTTTTGAGACATGAACTACGGCAAAGAGATTACTATCTTTACCAACCCTAGGTATGATTTCTGTTGCTATTTTATCCTTTGCTACAAAAAGTTCTGTGTAAACAATAGAAGTCCAACTATCATTAATTTCTATTTCTGTGAAAACTTCATTTTTGTCATGGAATGGTACAGAAATTTCTGCATTGATAGAAGGCCTTGTTACCGAAACAGTTGTATCCCAAGAACTAGTGTCAATTCGGGCGCAGTTGATTTGAGCTAAAGTAAAGGGGGTATTAATCGTAACTTCAGCAAA